ATGGCAAAAAATAAGACATTAAGCGAGCGAATTGCTTCTGTAAGCATTCAAGTTTACAAGGATTTTCGGAAAGATATTTTCAATGAAATCAATGTCAGTCGCTCGACGTGGCATAATTGGAAGTCGGGAAAATCTGAGCCGAATTACTCTGATGGACTAATCATTGATAGTTTGTTGGGAAAATATGGATTTTAAACTTTTTGAAAAATAAGATTATGAAAGAAGTAAAAACAGAGGATTTTATCCGTCGTGTTATGAATCCATCGCAAGTGAAAAACAAATTACGCTCTTTATATTATTATCGAAATTATTTGACTTCGATTAAGAGCGAGGTCGTCAACGAAATAATACCAGATATTGATAATAAAATACGCCAATCACGTGTAGATGAGATTGCTAATTTTATCAAGAATGAAATCGAGGTTTACGAACATTTTCTTAAAGAAGCAGACGAAGCGTTACCTATAATTTAGTTGAATTCATTTCAGAGTCAATAATTTAACAAATCAAAAATATGGAACATTACATCACTTACAATTTTCAGGCGTATTCGCCGAAAAACACCAAACACGCCGAAATGGTAGAGTTTGCTGACAAATTTGAACACATTGTTATTGAGGGAAAAATCGGTTACGATGCATTTATCCAAGTTCTCAAAAACGAAATGGAAAAACTGAACGAAAAATATCCGAAACAAAAAACAATGCAGTTCCGCAAGCAACCAAGCGAAGCCGGTCGTATTGATGTGTATTTTCCAAGTTCTGACGGCAATACAGAAAGAGACCAAACCGTGTTTTATATGGCAATCGCCAAGGTGCAGGGATTTTTCCAATTTTCTGAGTCTGTGCCGAAAAAAGAAATTGAAGACACGAAAATTTGCAAGTATTGTAAAGAAAAAATTAAAGAAGAATATAATTTGATAAAATTAGATAGTGGTATTTTTATGCACAGAGGGTGTTATATTGATTATATGAATTAATTAAAAATTTGAATATGAAAGAATTAGAAGTGTTACAAAAGGAACTTTGCGATATTTTGGAAAAATCGCATCCCGGCAGTATTCAGTTAAAATTGAGCGACAAAATTAAACTATACAATGCTGATTGCTGCAAAATGTATGGAAAAGAGAAATTACGAGTTGATTATAACTTTGATTTTTACGGCTCAAATGCTACCGTGATTTATTCTTGTAATGAAGATTTTACAGAATTTAAATTTTGGCAGTCCGAAATTGACGATGGTATTTTAATGGAAAGTTTTAGCGACTTTCTCGAAGAAAATGAAGAGTTTTTATTGTTTGTTGCAGAAAAAACAATGGAATGGTACGAATATGAAGAGGAAAAGGAATTATTATGAAAACAATAAAAGACTTAACAGTACAAGTAACCTACACAGCAGGTTTGGGCAATGTGAATGTGTCTAATAAAGTGATGCGCGGTATTAATAAAATACAAGACGAGTATCACGGCAAAATAGATTTAGATACAGACACAAGCAACGACGATGAAGATATAACAGCTGCCATTGATTGGTTGAGAAGTAAAATCAATGAAGAAGATGCTTATGAATTTGAGTATGAAATAATTGATTGTGAATAATTACGAACAAACTATGACAAAGATAAAAACATTAAAGCAATGGGATAAATCCGGGAAAGATTTAGATAAATTTCTTTCAGCAGGAGATTGGATTGACGAAGATTTGTGTAATTACATTGGAGAGGTTGTCGCACCTGCATATTGTTCTTGTGAGTTTGTGCAAGGAGGAAATCCTTTCAAATGCGAAGATGGTGTGCTTTTTTACAGTACTGTACATTTGGTTGGTGGCAGATATTTGTATTTAGGAATTTTACCGGAATTTAAACAATGACAACAACCACACTCAATTTAAAACACTATCGCCCCGACGATTTTAAAAATTTCGATTGGTACGAACAATGCGAGCGCGAAATGGGCGAAGATGTATTTCGCCGATACGTGAACAGAGTTTGGGGCGTGTTGCTCGCTTTGCCGATTGACGGTAAATTTTTCATTGAAAAAATGGTTGAGCCGGAAAATTACGAGATGTTTGTCAAAGTGGCGTGCCTTTTTATGTTTGAGGACAAAACAGGTTGGTTTGAGTTTAACGAGGAATTTACCGTAATAAAAAGATATAAGTAATGCATCAAAAATGGAAACAACACATAGATTTTATTCGAGAAAACATCAACAAAATGACTGCGGATGAGATTGCCGAAGCGATAGGAGTTACGCCGTATAATTTGAAGCTGTTCCTATTGCAACGGCGCATTTTTCCCGAACAAAAAGAACGGAACTTGTTGCTCGAAATTTTGAAACTGAAATTTGTCAAGCCGGAGTATTTCAGTCCGACAAAGCAGTTTTATGCCGAAGTTGCAATCCGGCAACGCCGCTTCTGGCAACTGTACAGAGGCGAAAAGAGATTAACAGAAAAGGAATATCAAACGCTTTCGCAGCATTTCAACGTATCGCTTCAAGATGCGTTTGATGCGCGACAGTTGAATTTATTAGACGATGTACATATCTGAACAAGATAAAGAACGCATATTATCCGCATCAGACGGCAAGTTGATTGATATAATTGAAAAATTTACATCGCTCAAAAAGAGCGGTGTAAGTTATATCGGCAAATGTCCGGCTTGCGGAAACGAAAACGGTTTGAACATTACGCCCGCGAAAGAATTGTTTAAATGCTTCAAATGCAATCAATTAACAGGCAAGCGACCGATTGACTACTTAATGAAAGGCGAAGGAATGTCGTTTCCCGAAGCCTTGAAATATCTTGCCGACCAATTTGGAATATACATTGAAGTTCAAGAATTTAAACCGAAATCTATTCCGGGAAAGAAAACGAAAAAAACCGCTAAACTCGGCGCAAACAAAAATTCGTTTTGCGCTCGATTTCTTGAAGAAAGCGGATTGACTACCGACGATGTAATGGCATCGGTTTACAAATCAGACGACAAAAAAGCCGTTTTTCAAAGCAAAACCTTTCGTTCGGGAACGCTGAACGACAAACACGAAATTATTGATGGCGACGATGTAATTATTGAATACTACGACCTCGACGGCAATCCGATAAAGTACGAACAGAAATACGGTCGTTCAAATCAAACAAAAATATGCGAATACTTTCGCGTTCGTTGGCAGTTTCCAAGCGAACACACCGACAAACTCGGCAAACCAATGAAATACCGTTCGCCTTACGGTTCTTATACTTATCTTTACATTCCGCAGAAAATCAGAAACTTATATCGCGAAAAAACAAAAATACCTGTTCTGTTTATTCAAGAGGGCGAAAAGAAAGCCGAAAAGGCTTGCAAACACGGCTTTCCTTCGGTTGCCGTTTCGGGCATTCAGAATTTGGGAATGAACGGCAAACTTCCTGAGGATATTATTCGGATTATTTCCGAATGTAAAGTTGAATCTGTCGTTTTCATAGTTGATAGCGACTTCGATGACTTACACCAAAACATCAAAATCAACGAAAATATCGCGCGCCGTCCAAATCAATTTTTTACGGCTGTTCGGAACTACAAAGATTATATGCGCGCGCTCGTCAATCGCAATTTATACGTTGAAATCTATTTCGGACACGTCAAGAAAAACGAAAATCAAGACAAAGGAATTGACGATTTGCTTACAAACACACTTTCGGGCAATGAAGATAAATTGCGCTCCGACTTCGACCATTTGATTAACGAAAAGGATTTGAAAGGCGATTATCTGCAACTTTACAAAATTACTACGCTCAACGACTATCAAATAAAAAACATTTGGCATTTGGAAAGTCCGCAAAAATTTGCCGAAGCACACAAAAGCAAACTGAAAGATTTACCGGAGTTTTTAATCGGCAAATCGCTGTGGCGTTTCGACGATGCTGGTAATTTAATTAGCGCACAACCGATTGAGGAATACGAGAAATTTTGGAGTGAGCGTGAACGCGTAGAAAAATCATCGGGCGTAATCTATAAAGTGTATGATTACGAATATCTGAATGCAATTCAATTTCTGCAAAATCGCGGTTTTGGGCGTTTTATTACACGAGATAATCAAGCCACACCCGAATATATCCGTCTGGAAGGTTACACAGCGCGGATTATTCAGCATTGGGAAGCACGACAATTTATTTTCGATTTTTCAATGGATAATTGTCCGCGCGAAGTATCGAATATGCTTGTAAAGGGTGGAACTCAGTATTTGGGACCAGACAAAATGGCTTTTTTGCCCATTGTTCAACCAAATTTCTTACAACCGGAAAGCACAACGCAGTATTTTTATTTTGCAAACAACACTTGGGAAATCACAAAAAACGGAATAAAAACCTTTGAAAACGGCAATATTCGCCACCACATTTGGACTGAAAAAATCGTTCAACGAAACATAAAACTACTTTCGCCGCTTATCAACTTCAACAAAGACGAAAACGGAAACTACTCATACACACTCAGCGAACACGGCAGTAAATGCCATTTTTTGCAATTTCTCATAAACGCTTCAAACTTCACGCACAAAAAGGAAAAACTAATTGCTTCCGGCAATCGCGATATTTTTATTTCTGACGAGGAAAAACAGGAAAATATAAAGCACCTGTTGTCGAAACTCTGCGCAATCGGTTATATGGCGTTGGATTTCAAAGACCCGAATGTAATTAAGGCGGTTGTCGGAATGGACGGCAAGCAAGGAACAGGAAGCGACAGCAACGGACGATGCGGAAAGTCGCTTATCGGAATGGCGATGCAACAGGTTGTACCAACGGCATATATAAACGGAAAGAAGAAAGACCTCGAAGGCGACCCTTTTCTTTGGAACGATATTGTGGATAAAACGCAACTTGTTTTTATGGACGACGTACTGAAAGGTTTTAATCTCGAAAGTCAGTTTGCCAATCTTTCCGGCTCGTGGCAAGTCAATTACAAAGGCGGTGGTCGGCGCACTTTTCCGTTTTCGAGTTCGCCGAAAATGTATATCAGCACCAATTTTACGCTTCGCGGAACAGGCGACAGTTTCCGCGCTCGTCAGTGGTTGCTCGGCTTTTCCGACTACTACAACGCTAATCATCAGCCGAAAGACGATTTTAAAATCCTGTTTTTCAACGAATGGGAAAACGACCAATGGGAATTATTTTGGAATTTAATGGCGCAATGCGTTTATCTGTATATGAACTTCGGAGTTATTGAAGCACCGGAGGAACGATTGATGCAACGCATCGATATGAATATAATGGGCGATAAGTTCATAGAATGGGCGGAAGAATATTTTGAGAACGAAACAGAACCGCGCATCGACATACGCATTGCACGCCGAGCAATGGAAGATAGTTATAAAGTGTGTTTGTCGAGCAAAGAAGTTCAGTTCTTAACTCCGCAATCGTTCCGCGAGAGAATCCTTGCGTTTTGCCGTTGGAAAGGTTACACACTCAATCCGCGTAAATACAACGACAAAACGCGCGAGCCGTTGTATTTGGATAAAGACGGCAATGCGAATGTTACCGATAAATCGGGCGGTGTGGAATACTACACAATCGGGCGGATTGCGCCGAATGTTGAGCCGACAGAAAAGCGAGAGAAATTACCATTTTAGTTATGAAAAAACGAAATAAAATAATTGTATGTATGTCGCCATCGGAACAGGAACGGCTTACGTTGGTAGCGAAATTGCTCGTGAAAGTCGGTTTTGCACGAACGCCCGGTGATGCAAAAAAAATCATTTCAAGTACGATTTTCGACATTGATTTTTCCACAGCGTATTTCGTTGCTTCGCAATCGTTCAATTTTCGCGCAAGCGCGAACATAACACAACGACTGTACGAAATGGCAGCACGCGGTTTTTTGGTTGTTGTTGGTTGTCGGTGCGTTCCTGCCGAAATGGAATTTATGTGCGACATTTACACTTCGGCAGATTTCGATTAGTTCCACGCGCAAGCAGTCGCGTTTAGCGACTTTTTTAATCAAGCCCTTTGTGCGTTTAGCACAAAAGGGCTTTCCTTTTTTAACGCCCTTTCCGGCTCGATTTTCTCCCTTTACCCTCAATTTTTTCAAGAAAAAAACTTTCGGACAAATATGCGAAAAATGCGTAAGTCGCTGTATATTACTCTTTTATTTATTATTATATTGTTTTTAAAAATACTACTTTAAAAATAGGAAAAAAAAGTGTGCTTTTGAACTTTTTGAAAAATTTTGTTTTTAAAAAACTAAATATCAATTATTTAGTAGTGCACAAAAATTGACACAGAATTGCACACCACCGTACTAAAATGAGTAAAATACACTTTTGTACGATTTTTAAAATTTAGTACGCAGTTTGCACGAATTTTGTACGCTTCTAAATCGCTGAAAAACAAAAGGTTTCGAGCGTTGTTGCCAAAAAGCACACAAATGCACAAAAAAATTACTTCTTTTTCGTTGGTTGCTTGCTCATTTCAATTAATTTGATTATATTTGTCATTGATTTCTAATAAATTAGCTTATGATTACGACAAAAATTCAGATAGAGCAACATCTTGCGGAATATTGTATCGGAAAATTCAGCACGAATTTCAAACCGCCTGTGCGCTTTCCCGATTGGAGTGAGTTGTATGTGAAAATTCACGATTTGACACAGAAGCGACCGACGAATGTTCCTGTTGATAGTGGAAATTTGGAAATTGTTATTCCAAATCGCAGAGCCGATTCGGAAATGGAAATCAGAAAAAATCCCGAAGTGTACAATTACCTTTCGGAGCGAAGCGTGAAAAACATTGAAAAACAAATTCGTGCAGTTATGCGAATGGAGTTGCACGAATATATGAGTGAACAAAAACACCGTTTCGGCATTGATTTTATCGACAGCGTTCACGAATTCAAATGCAAATACGGAATTGTTTCCATTTCTGACGATGCGCTTTTGAAAGATTACCAGCGTTGGAAAGAAAAAATTCGGCAAAGAGAAAAACGAAAATATTCCAAAAAAACAGCATAAATCTTGTGTACTTCGTGCGTTGTTTTGTCCGTTTTCAAAGGTATTTTGAACGGAAAACACTTGGAAAATACAGAAGTCATTGAATATCAATATAAAAATTTACAAAAATGAGCGATAATATCGGCGGAATTTCCGCTTGTTGGTACGTTCTTGAAGAAGACGTTAAAGTGTGCGCTGTTTTGCACGACAAAATAATTGTTGAGTTGAAAGATGGAAAAGAATGGAAAGAATTTCAATGCACCCAAACTCGAACAGCAATAAGAGTAATTCCCGATGATGACGGAGCTGGAACGTACAGCGCATCCGTATCCGTTTCCATTCCAACTCATAAACTAACTAAACATATTGACACAGTACTGTTGAACAATAAAAACATACTGTTTAAATACCGCACAGGTAACGGTCAAGTTTTTGTTGTTGGAAGTTTGGAAAATTTTTTAACCGTAAGTTTCCGTAGTCTTACACCAACAGAAGTTTCCGGTTACTCCGGTGTGCAAATTAACGCTTCCGGAACGCTTCCACATCCGGAACTACCATCTATATAAGTCCTTTAACGCACATAAAAAATCGTTTATCCTTGCATAAAAATTACGGATAAACGATTTTTTATGTTATTTCTACACAACATAGTAAACAGTATTTGGGCAATCGAGCCGTCATTCGCAGCTAATTATTTTCCGATTGTCGATGCTTATTTGCGTGGCAAAAAATTGAATTTTGAATCTCAAAAAGAGAACGCAGAACTCAATCACATCGCCATTGCGCAAAACAATGCTTATTCTATTTCGGAATATGGTTCTGCCGTAAGTCCGGAAGATGCACCTGTAAACTCAATTGCTATCATTCAAATAAATGGTGCAATTACCAAACACGACCAGTTCTGCGGTCCCGCAGGAATGATTACCAAGTCGGATATTCTGAATCGCTGTTATGCGAATGATAATATCAAAGCCATTGTTTTATCAATTAGTTCCGGCGGTGGCGATGGTTATGCGATGATGATGCTGATGGAAACAATCGCCAAAAGAAACAAGCCTGTCGGCGCTTTCATTGATGATTATGCTTTGTCGGCAGCTGCCGGCATTGCTTCTGCTGCTGATATTGTTGTTGCAAATTCCGAATTGGCGCAAGCAGGCTCGTTCGGCGCATATATAACGATTGCCGATTTTAGAAAATACTACAAAAAAGCCGGCATCAATTTGATTGATGTATATGCAAGTGCATCGACAGACAAAAACAGCATATATATTCAAGCCATTAACGGAAATCCCGAACCATTGCGCAAAACATTGGATTTTTTCAATGAAAACTTTCTTTCAAAAGTAGAAAAAAACCGAGAAGGAAAATTAACCGCTGGACGCGATATTTGGGGAACAGGTAAAGTATGGTATGCCGAAGAAGCCAAGCAACTTGGCATTATAGATGGAATTGACTCGCTCGAAAATTTTATAAATTATTTTAACACCTAAAAAATGAAAGTACTAAAAACAGAACAGTACAACGACTTAAAAGCAAAGTCAGATGCTTACAACGGTATTGTTGCTTCGATTGTAGAAGCAAACAAGGACTTGAAAGCGGAAGATGTTACGCTTGAAGTAATTCGAGCAGTAATAAATAATTCCGCAAACAACGCCGAAGTAACAGATTTGAATGAGAAGTTATCAACGGTAACTTCGGAACGCGACAACCTGCAAACGCAGGTAAACGATTTGACGGAAAAAAACTCAAAATTGAGTGAGCTTCCAGGAGCGGAAAGCATCACAGCAGGCGATAAGCCCGAATCTGATGCCGGTGCAAAAGCAACAGAAGATGAAGTACTTGATTTTGCAACAAAAAATCAAGGAAACACGTCTGCTATTATTGCAAAAATGAATGAAAAAGGTTATCAACCAACTAAACTGTAAAAAAATGACAGAGGAAAAAATTATTAATGTGTCAGATTTGACACAAGCAGCAAAAAGATACGACCCGATTTTGCGTGTGCTTCCGTTTTTCACATTGCAAGAAGCCGCAAAAGCACTTGGGTTGAATATTATGGAAGTGAAAAACGAGGATGTTCTCGTTACTCGTTTGCGCCAAGCCGGCGGAACGGGACCGTATGCGCCCGGACTGACAATCAACTACAAGGATGAAGTAATGAAGTTTCGCGAATCGACATTGAAACCCGAACTCGTTTATGCTGCCACAAAGGACAATATTACGAATTACACCGAAAAGCAAGTACTTGTTGCTGCCGGAAAACCGCTCGACCACAAGTCGAAACAGCATCCATTAGAAAAAATGATTGTCGAGTCGGAAGTGGTTTCACACGCCGAAGATGTGTTGTTCAGTTTGTTTCACGCTGAGCGCGTAAATTCAACACACAGTCCGATGACAGCGTTCACAGGATTTTATCCGATGTTGGATTATTTGGTAAAAGAAGGCGACATTGCAGCATCAGCAGGAAACTTGAAAACAACCGGTGCGTTCACAACACCGTCAAGCAACACGGATTATGAGGCATACGAAAATTTGGTTGAGTTTATACGGTCGGCGCACGCGATGCTTCGCAGTCCGATTGGCGGAACACCGCAACTGATTTGTGCCGAAACGGTTACAAATGCAGCACGAAAGGCTTTGCAAAACAAACTGAAAAATTTTGAGTATCCGACAATGGCTCGTTTGCTTGAATGTTTGCGCTCCGATGCTAACTGTGCTACTTTGGAAATCAAAACGCACGAATGTCTTGGGACCGGGTCAAAACTTGTTTTGCAAAAAGCAGGAAATATGGATATTGGTATGAATACCAATAAGTCGAAAGACTTTATGCAAGTTCGCAATCCATTTGAAGACCCGAACGAAGTTCAGTTTTGGATTCAAGCAGCTTACGGAACACGTGTCCGCGAAGTTCATCAGAAAAAATTCCTAACGAACGAACAAAGCAACAAGGCACTTGACTTGTCCGGTGATTATGTTGCTGTAAAGGAAACAACTCCATAGCTTACAGATAGTTGTCGGCTAACTGCCGACAACTATTTATTATTTTATCGCTGAAAGATAACAACTGACAGCTAATTTTAAACTACTAATTTTTAATTAATATGAAAATCAATTCAAATCCAATTACGTGGCAAACAGGCATTGACAATATGGGCGGATATAAAGCATACGTTTTGTACATTCCGTTCGACAGCGTGAAAACTCCTCCGAAAATTCCGAAACTCGAAGATGTTTCCACCGACACCGATGCCGTTACGGCAAAAGGCTCTTTCGAGTTCAAAACCGGTAGCAGCTTCAATAAACCCAAAGTGATTATCTGCACGGACAAAACAGTGTCATACACCGCAGAAAATCAAGGCGAAACGGAAGGACAAAGTTTCGCAATCAGCGGCGAGTTTTTACGTGCCGGAAGTAAAGTAGAAGCGGCGGCATTCGCACGCCAAGTGAATAACGCACCCGGTTATCTCGTTATCGAGGATATGGACGGCAAGCAACAGCTTATCGGACAGCCGTTTCTCCCTGCGAACATACAACCGGCTTACGAAGGCGGACAAAACCGCGAAGACAGACGCGGATACCGCTTTACCTACTCAGCAGATTCGGTTGCTCCGGTTATCTATTTGGAAACTCCGATAGATGTAGAAGAATTGTTGAACTCGTAATTTTCAATTATTATGATAGAAGTAATTAATGATTGGATTAAAAATCCAAAAGGACGCTATCAAGAAGGAGTTGCCATTTTCAAAGCTTGTGCGCCGACCGAAATGAGCAAAAATTTTCTTGCTTATTTTGAGGCAGAAAAAGGCGAGCCAAAGCAATTTGATATGCCTTTCCCGATTTTGGTAAACAAGGTATCCTTTATTCGAGATTTAATAGCCTTAAATCCCGACCAATTCAAGGATGTCAAATTGACAATTGTGAAAACTCCCGATAATTCGGAGGAGCTTGAACTAAAAAACAAGGAAATCGAAGCTCTGAAAGCCGAAATCGAAGCAAAAGAAATTGAAATCGAGGAACTCGAATACGATGCGGAAGAAAACAAGGACGAAATTTCGGAAAAAGAAGCCGAAATTGAGGAATTGGAGTTGAAGCTCGAAGAACTTGGCGCGGAGTTTCAAAAACTGAAAGACCGTCGCGGTATTCAGATTGTTCATTTCGACAATCTTCCACCCGAAATTCGTAAGTTGTACGACAGAGTGAAGGAAATTACTCCGCTAATGGCGAGTTTGCACGCTGATATTTCAGTTCCAAAACTGAATAATATGAAGCGGAAAAGTTTAGTCAACCAATTGGTCAAGCTTGACGACGAACGCCGTGCCGCTTGGGATGTGATTGACGATTGGTCGGAAGGAAAAAAAGTAGAGTTTTCTGAAGGAAAACAGCCGATAGAGTATTCTGCCGACAAAGTTGTGAAAGGTGCGCAAATTGCCCGACGGATTGACCGTTTGAAAGAAAATATCACTCGTTCAAGAACCGTTGCAGACAACGCAGAACGCCAAACCATCAAGCAGAATGCGCTCAATCGGACTGCTTCTTACGAAGCGGAACTCACAGAACTTGAAAAGTTAATCAAAACTGATTAAACCGTTTTGTGTAAAATGGAAATGGGCAATACACAATGTATTGCTCATTCTATTTTTTGATATGTTAATGGGGAGTAAAAAAGCCCCCGACTTTACTTGTGGAAGTTTCTCAGGCAGTCCACAAATAATTAAGGTGATAACGCACCGAGCCAGAGGCTATTAAGCCTTTGGCTCGGTGCGTTATCACCCTTTTATTTATGAAAGATTGCCTGAGAAGCGATGCAAAAATACAAATAATAACTAAAACTAAAAAAAATAGAAAGTAGAAAAACAAGAAATGAAGAATTATATCCAAGCACCTTTGCCTTTTCAAGGGCAAAAAAGAAGGTTTTTAAAAGAGTTTCAAACAGCACTTAAACAGCATTTTAGCGATGAAGCCGTTTTTGTTGATTTATTCGGCGGAAGCGGATTACTGTCGCACGCAGCAAAACGAACATTACCCGGCGCGCGCGTGATTTTCAATGATTTTGACAATTACCGTTCGCGTCTCGCCAACATTGACCGAACAAACGCATTGCTTGCAGAATTGCGCCCAATGATGGCAGATTTTCAAAAAGGAGAGAAGTTAGACGAAAAAACAAAATTAATAATTCTTTCCCGGATAAAACGAGAACAGAAAACAGGTTTTATCGATTATATTACGCTGTCATCGTCCTTACTTTTTAGTGCCAAATATGCCGTTTCTTTTGAAAGTTTGACCAAAGAAACAATGTACAATAGCATAAAACAAAGCGATTACAATGCCGATGAGTATCTCACAGGCATTGAAATTGTAAAAAAGGATTACAAAGAGTTATTTACCTTTTGGCGACAACACCCGAACGTTGTATTCTTGGTGGACCCGCCGTATCTTTCAACCGATTGCACTACTTACGGAAGCGGTAACTATTGGCGATTAGCCAACTATTTAGACGTGTTGCAAACAGTAACAGGCACATCGTATTTTTATTTTACAAGCAATAAATCGTCAATAATTGAACTGTGCGAGTGGTTGGAACGCAATTGCGGAAATCAAAATCCTTTTGCCGGTACAACAAGAAAAGAAATAACAACAACGCTGAATCATCACGCTAAATATACTGATATAATGTTATTTAAAAACAAAAATGTATGAAAACTCCAATCACTTACTACGGCGGAAAACAAAGTATGTTACCAATCATTCTGCCATTGATGCCGGAACATCAACTGTACTGCGAACCGTTTTTCGGCGGTGGAGCGGTGTTCTTTGCCAAAGAACCGTCAAAAATCGAAGTTATCAACGACACGAACAAAGAGGTGATAAATTTCTATCGCACCGTTCAAAACGACTTTGTGAGCCTCGAAAAGGAAATCAAAATATCGCTTCACAGTCGAGAACTGCACCGCAAAGCGCGTGTGATTTACGAAAATCCCGATATGTTTAGCGAACTGAAACGTGCGTGGGCATTTTGGTTGTTGGCAAATCAAAGTTACAGTTCCGACCTCAACGGCGGTTGGTCGTATGATAATCAAACAGGAAAATCGGCAAAGAAAGCAACGAACAAGCGCGATGGTTTCACAGAAAATTACGCTATTCGCTTGCAAGGTACACAAATTGAGTGTTGCGATGCCATTCGTATCATCAATAGTCGGGACCGCCAAGATACATTTTTCTATATCGACCCGCCATATTACAACGCAAATATGGGACATTACGATGGTTACACGATTGAGGATTTTGAAATGCTGTTAAAAACGCTCTCAAAAATAGAAGGTAAATTTCTGTTGAGCAGTTATCCCAGCGATATATTGCGCGAATACACAAAGCAAAACGGCTGGCATACGATTGAAATTTCTGGTAGTATCGCAACACACGCACGAGCCGGCAAAAGAAAGTCGAAAATTGAAGTGCTGACGGCGAATTATGACTTGTGAGATTTATCAGTCCTTTAAAAGCCGACTTCTGTTGGCTTTTTTTGTATCGTGAAACAAGAACTGTCAATATACGAAGTTGTCGAACAGCATCTTTACAAAAGTCGCGAAGATGCCGAAAAATTTCTCACTCCGAAACAACTTGAAGTGAAGGAACGGCTTATGTTGTGCGTTTCCAAGAAGTTGGAAAATCCTTTGATACTCGATTCCATAATTGTCGAGTTTCTCGTTGGAGGTTGTGGTGGTGCCTGCGCGCCAATTTCACAAAGTCAAGCATACAGAGATATTGCTGCGCTCAATCGGCTTGTGGGTAACATTCAGCAAGCATCCAAAGCGTGGATTCGTTACACGATTGTCGAAGGTGCGAAAAAAGGCTTTCAAATAGCAGTAGATAACAACGATGCAAAAGGTGCAGCCGCTTGTTTGGATAAAATCGGAAAATACACACGCGCCGACAAAGAGGATGACGAAATGAATTGGGAAGATATGATACCGCCCGGCTTCGAGCCGACCGATGATATTACGCTTTTGGAAGGTATTGAGCCGATTGATAATTTGGAAGCCGAACGCCAAAAATTCCGCGCAATGTTCAAAAATAAAATGATTGCCAATTCCGAATATGCAAGTTTTGACGAATGAATCCGAACGAAAAAATAATCAATAAATTGCACGAGTTGGACACGCCTGTAAAAAAATATTTTAACAAGGCGCAACGCAACGCAATGGCAATTTCGGCACACAGCGAGTACATCGTTGCCGCTCGTGGAACAGGTAAGTCAGAAGGCATTGATGCGCGAAAGATTTTGCAGAATATATGGTCAATGCCCGGCTCAACAGGTGCGATGCTCTCGCCCACTTACGCCAAAGCGTGGGGCAATACTTTGCCCGCCATTTGCACCGCGCTGTCGCGATGGGGATATGTTGAGGGTGTGCATTATTTCGTCGGCAGGCGCGCACCAAAAGACCGCAATTTTAAACTTCCGAAACGGCTTCCGTTGCGAGATGCGTGGAATAATTGCATACATTTTTGGAACGGCACGATAATGGTCGTGCTATCGTTCAATCAAGGAATGTCGGCAAATTCGATGTCGCTCGATTGGATTATCGGTCCCGAAGCAAAATTTCTGTCATACGATAAAATCAAATCCGAAGTAAATCCGGCAAATCGAGGTAATCGAGGCGAGTTCGGAAATTCACCGTGGCATCATTCAGTACTTTATACGACTGATATGCCGACTTCCAAAATGGGCAAATGGATTCTCGATAAGGAAAAAGAAATGAATGTTCCGCACATCAATTACATTCGCAATTTGTATCGGAATATGAAAAAGTACGAACTCGCCAACCCGCAAACTGATTACACTAAACGAATGGCACGCGAATACCGCAACGACCTGCATTTGGCACGGCAATATCAACCGCCTGTTGTTCCCGATCCACACGGCAAAAAAACAAAGGAATACACGGTGTTTTATGCCGAATACGATATTTTCGATAATTTGGAAGTTGTCGGCGAGGATTTTATTTGGCAGATGCATCGCGACAGTCCGCCATTAATTTGGCGAACTGCCTTTTTGAACGAACGCCTGTTCCGCGTTCCCGATTGCTTTTATTCCGCGCTCAACGATGATATTCATTTCTACATTCCGAACGAAAGCGGTAAACTGTCTGACGACACAACAGAATGGCGAAAAATATCCTCTGCCGGTTGTATGGCTGACGGCGATTTGGATTTTACGCAACCGCTGCACATTGCAATCGACAGCAACTCGGCAATCTCAACTATGTGCGTTGCACAGCCCGACCACGAAAAACGGCAAATGAAAACGCTCAAATCGTTTTTCGTGAAAACGCCGAAAAAATTGCAGGATTTAGTGCAGGAATTTTGCGACCATTACAGATACAAGTTAAATCGTGAAATTGTTTTTTATTACGACCATACGTTCACTTGGACAAGCGGAAACACAGAAAATAGTTATCGCGATACCATTGTGAAAGTATTGGAAAACAATAATTGGAATATAACCGATGTTTATGTTGGTCAAGCACCGCAACATTCGTGGAAGCATTTACAGATTGACAAAGCATTGAAAGGCGACACAGATTATTTCTTTCCGGTATTCAACTTGTTGGAAAATGAATTTTTGAAAATCGCAATGGAGCAGACAGGAATAAAGCAGGGCAAAAATGGCTTTGAAAAAGATAAATCGCCTGAAAAGTTACCGGACACGCCTGATAATCCCGACGAACATAAAACCCACATTACCGATGCTTGGGACACGCTTTTTTACGGCATTAACTTCCATTATCGCGAGCCGAGCGGTCATTATTTCGGAGGAATTGAGTTTCTCGGAAAGAGAGAATAATCAATTCGCAGGCAATTCCCATAGAATCGTACTGAAAAATCAATCAAAACACTGATTTTCAAAAAGTAAAGGCATTGCACACAGGAAATATTTTCCCATAATTCTCTCTATCGACCACGCAACGCCCTCAAACGAAGGTGCGGTTGCAAAAAATTTTTTCCGCAATCTGCTTGCGCTTCGTGTTTCGTGCCGTCCAATCAGCCATCGCGTGTGGCGCGTTCCGCAGATTTTTTTGTCCTTTACATCAAAATAAACGCCGTGTATATTTGTAATCCAATTCAACAGCAGTATGGAAGTGCGAATTCATCAATCTAAAATTTGGGAAATAATGGAACTGAAAGACGAAACAGGAAGTCCGGTTCCGTTTTCGTTCCAGTACGCCAAAATGGACGGCACGCTGAAAATTTACGAAAACGCCGTGTTGAGCAGTATTTATTCCAAAGGTGCAACGGTTAATATAATCAAGAAAGGCGAAAGCAAACCGAAAACCTTTCGCAAAGTATTGATTGTCAAATTTAATGGCAAAAAAATTTATTTATGAGTGAAATTATTGAATTACAACCTTTTGCTTTTCTCCCCGGCTCTAAATCAATAGTGTTTATGAGCGACAGCAGTGAGATGGTCGGCGATTCGAGCACGCCGACAAAAGCAATCACACACGGAAAAGGAACAACGAAAAAAGAAATCAAGTTTGTTCAGCGCGGCGCAACGAACACATTACCGATTGAGGTAATGGAAAAAGTAAATGATAATGTTACCGTTGGCTCAAACGTTGATTTTAATGCGCGAATGGCTTATGGCGATGGATTGATGGTTGTCCGAAAGCAACAGAACAAAAAAGGAAAAATTGAATTAGTACCGGTTCTCGACACTGAACAACCTGATATCTTTGAATTCCTTTTGAATAATAATTATGTAAACAGCATTCAAGAATGGGCGAACGATATATGCGTTTTTGCTGACAGTTTTGTAGAAATCATTTTCGGGCGAGGCAATGACAAAATTGTTAGCATTCGCCCTGTTGAATCTGTGAACAGTAGAATTTCGGTTGCCGATGAAAAAACAGGCGAGATTGAATATCACGGCTATTCAACCAAGTGGCACGAAAACGTATCGGATGAGAATGTAACGATTACAAGGCTTATCAATCGCCGTTGTCCGATTTCTGACTTGAAAGAGAAGCGCGGGTTGAAAATGAACTTGAAAGGCGAAACTAAAAAAGAGAAAGATGAACGTTACGTTCTGCAACTAATGCTTCCAACACCCGGTCGATACTATTATGGAAAACCCTATTGGTGGAGTATTTTCACATCGCGCTGGTATGATTTTTCGTGTGCCATTCCGAGATACAAAGATGCGCTTCTCAAAAATCAAATGGTATTAAAATATCACGTAAAAATAAATGAACGTTTTTGGGTGCGCCTATTTAAAGCAGAAGGCATAACACACGACTTGGCAAAACAAAAAGCACGAAGAAAAAAATTTTTAAAAGACTTGGATGAGTTTTTATCCGGTGAGGAAAATGCAGGAAAAAGTTTTGTTTCACCTTTTGAATACAACATACAAAAAGGAGTCGAAGAACAGGACATCATTATCACTCCGATTGAATCATTCTTTAAGGGCGGTGAGTACATCGACGATTCGGAGGAAGTAACAAACATTATCTGTTATGCGATGGGCGTGCATCCGTCATTGGTCGGCGCAAGTCCGGGCAAAGGCAAAAGCATCAACGGAACAGAAGCACGCGAACTATTTATCATCAAGCAAGCATTGATGAAGCCGATACGCGACCTGCTGTTGCTTCCGTTGTACATCGCAAAAGAGATTAACGGCTGGGACAAAGATATTCATTTTGTTATTCCGAACATAATGCTTACCACATTAGATAAAAACACCGGTGCTACAAAATCAATTGGAAATCAAGAAGTATGAGAGCAATAATATCAACAACAGAACAATTAAAAGAAACGGCAAAAATAAATGCAAAACTTCCGTTTGAAGTTGTACAACCGTTTATTCAAGAGGCGCGTGATGTTTATCTGGTGCGCTATCTCGGCGATGAACTGTTGGAAGTTTTGGAAAGTGAAGTTGTTCCGGAACGTGCCGAAAAACTTCTTGCTAAAACACGCCGATGTTTGGGACCGCTTGCGCTTTGGCTCGGCAATGCTGAGATGTCTGTTCGCATTGGCGACAGCGGTTTTACCGTTGCGAAATCTGATGGCGGACAAGGCGGTGCCGGTTATGTTCCTGCGAGCGACACAAAAATTGCCAAAGTAGAGGAAACATTAGAACGGCGCGCATTCAACTATTTGGATTTAATTCTTGAATACTTGGAAAAAAACGCGGACTTGTTTCCCGAATGGAAAGAAAGTCGATACTACACGCTTCGCACCGGCAATTACATTCAATCTGCAATTCAGTTTCAAGAACAAGGATTGGTTGATATTGGATATAGTCGATTGACTTTTGAACACTTCCGTTCGGCAATGAGTATGATTGAAGTGCGTTTCATTGAAAAAATTATCAGCGTTCCGCTTGATAAAACGTTGCGAAAAAAAATATCGTCTGCCGAAGGATTTTCGCCTGCCGAAGAAACATTAATTCTGAACATCAGGCGTTTTATTGCCTGCAAAACTGCCGAGATACACACCAGCGAGCAAAGCAAGATAAATCGTGAAACAACCGGTAAAAAAGAATTTCGCCCGGTTATTCGCCCGATATATGCCGATGTGAATTATACAGGTAACTGGTTTGCCGACCAAGCCGAATTTTATCTTGCTGAAATTCAGCAAACATTGAATGATAATGCCACTGAATTTGGCATTGAGCCATTCAATCCGGCATTGGATTGGAATAGTCGCGAAAAGAAAATAATCATTGCTTTTTAATTATATGATACCACTAACTCTTGTCGAAACAACCGGGAAGGAATTTACATTTGAACTTCCTAAAGGTATGGACGAAATGACTGTCAAACAGTTGGAATTTCTGTCGAAACTGCTGGAACGTGCCGACCCGGTTCAAGAAATCAAAACAAAAATGTTGCTGTTCTGTATGGGCGCACGATTGAAACGGAAACGCAGAAAGGACACTTACTATCGTGTTCGTGCCAAACGGCGCACGTTCAAAATGTCTGCCGATAATTTCGTGCAAGCGGTTTCGGTATTTGATTATCTATTTACCGAAGATAAAGACGGCAACAGTTTCCTTGATAATCGTTTGACTATTTGTCCGTATCCGGTTATTCGCATTTTTGGACTGAGATTTTATCCGCCTGCACAAGCATTGACCGATATTGTTTACGATAGGTATGTTCATTTGGAAACTTATTTTGAACGAATGCAGCAAGAACCGAAAATGATTTATCCATTTCTTGGTACATTGCTTCGTCCAAAAGAAAAACAGTTTGACAAAAACCGTCTGTTTCTCAGCTTAATGCGCTTTGTCCAACCGCGAAAAATTATTCTACTCACTTGGTTTTTCATTGGTTCAATGCGATTTATTCGCGACAAATTTCCGAAAGTTTTTTCTGCTTCCGGGAAAGGAACAGGAAAAAGCACAAACTTATACGACAGTCAGCAGTTATTGCTTGATTTTATTGCCAAAGCCGACCCGGACAAAAAAATACGATTGAAGTACACTAATCTGTATGAAGTGCTGTATTCGCTCAATTACATAATGGAACAGGCGGAACAAGAGCGGAAACAAGCCGAAAAATTGAAAAACAAAATAAAAAAATGATAAGAGTATGGAATACAATCACTTTGAATACGGAAAATTGCTTTCCGAAAAGTTGCGCCCTGTTGTCGAATCTACCGACAAGAAAAAGTACTACACATCCTCCGAAAGTACAAATTTATTTTCATTCATAGAGCGTTTGAGTAGTGTATCGGGATTAGTTATGATTGCGCTCGACGGTTGTAATTCCGACTTTGAAATGAACAACGGCGATGCGCTTTTTGAAATTCCGCAATACTTTTTTCTGTTTTTACAACCGGCAAAGTCCGACAATCCGGATGATATTCTTGCAAAACAAAAAGCCTGTAAACAAATCTGCCTGCAAGTTCAAGCCTATATGCTTCACGAACTCGCTAATCCGATAAAAACAACGCCAATGAAATGTCTTGATGTTAGTTCATTTACCATTCGCGGAATCGGTCCCGTTGGCGATAATTTTTACGGTGCATTAATCGGATTCAATTTCAAGCTGAATATCAACTTCCAACTTAAAACGGACTTTTGGATATGATTGATTTCTTGGAAAAAGAATTGCAGGATTGGACTGTCGGCGATTGGATTGACGCGCAAACAGGACTAACAAATACGGCATTTCGCAAACGAATACGGATTGCTTCTGCCGGCGGAATTAATATCCCGTCTGTCGTTCTGCCGAACAATGCTCCGCGAATTCTTTTTGAGGATAAAACGGGAAATGATTTTGCACTTCACGAGCGCGTAAAGGACGAGGAAGCCGTTAATCGTTTTAACTCCGGCGTGTCTGCGTGGGCGGATAAAGTAGCAAAAGAACTGCGAAACTCGGCACAAGCCACTTTCGGAACACGCGATGCAAAATATGTAACAGCACTGCAACCTCGTTTGTCCGACAGTATTCGTCCGAATATTCGTTTTGATAAAAAATTTATGCTTGAAACGCGGAGTGTCGGATTTTCCAGTGCTCGGCACGGCGTTTGCTTGCATTACGGCGCAGGAACAGGTTTCGGCGGAAACAAAGGAAGTAGCTGGACAGACCGACACGGAAACCTCAAAAAGACAAATCCTGCCAGTCTTGGCAAAGCCGGAACTTCACCCCGAAATGAAGCCCATTGGTTTAACAGCGTAATCGAGCGGAACGCCAAAGAACTCACCGACATCACCGCCGAATACTCACTCGACATCTCTGTCAGAATAGCAGGAATACTGTTGCCGTAGAAAACGAAAAAATGAACAAAGTCAAAAAAAAAAGTACAAACTATTTTTTTATTTCAAAAATAGTTTGTACTTTTGCAGTGGAATAAAAAGGCAGTGCTACGGCTCGGCCACTTGCAGGGGGAGTTTTACTCCCTACTGTTTTTTATATAGAGTACCCTTACTTTTCCTTTCTCATACAACCATATTTCGTCAATATCTCTCTTGAAGTTTTTATTATGCACTCTTTCAAAAATATTACGTCTAATATAGCGGTCGGATGCGCCTTTATTATTGTTGATTATTATCCTTGATGATTGCCTCAAACCTTTTGAAATCATATTGGATATTTTTTCTATTTTAAATGGCGACGTATAACTTTCATACTCATAATGTTTTCCGTTAATGATTAAATCGGGGCATTTTCTGTCATACTTACTTCCAATTAATTCACCAAACACCTCTTTATACTTCTCATCCCTAAAATGTATATTGGTTGTTATTGTTACGCAATTGCCTTTTGCGGCAAAAAATCTGGAAATAGAAATTAAATCACGATGGTCTGACTGCTTCTTATAGCCGTCGATTATTTCAATTTTACCCCCGTTTTTGAACTTTTTATACATAACAGCATTATCATTTTTAACGCCCGCAAAGGTAACATTATTTTCCGTGATTTTATTCTATTGCACAATTCAAAAAATTACTATCTTTGCAACAGTATTAATTTTAAAAATTAAACTTGTGGAAGAACAAGCAAAACAAGCATCAAACAAAGGCTGTTTTATAGCCATTGCAATAATTGTGATAGTTGTCGTAGGCATTTTCGGCATTCGTTTGCATTTAGAACATCAGAAACGTCAAAAGAATTTTATCTACGATTTTTCGTCAATTCCGACAAGTTCACAACCAGCAGTAAGCGACACAGTCATTTTCAACGGAGTAAAATGTTATGTTGTTAGACGTGCGCCACGTTACACACATATTGTTACAGAGCAAAGAGTTAGCAAAAATGATTTGTTGCCGATAGCAGACTCTTTGAGAGTGAACACTTCGACTATTAATTTTTTTCTGCCAAATGACTTACTTTCTGGCGATGATTGGGCTGCAATTATAGGTCGGGACTTGTTTATATACGACGAAAATTTAATTGTGCGAATAGATAGAGTTGTTCCTGATGACAGACGAGTTACTACTCCGAGAGCGACAAGCACTCCGCCACCTGTGAGCAATAGTGAAATTAGAGCAACCATTAACAACGAAAACAGATGTCGAGTAATGGCAGAGGAGTTTGTTCGCAGACAAACGATAAGCCCAAGAAGCACAAGATTCAGAGGTGGTGTTGTTCACGAGCCAATAAATGATAACACGGTAAGAGTGCTTGGAAGGTTTACGACAAGAAACGCTCACAATGTTGAGTTGAGTTACCATTATAGGATAATAATGAGATTTAGAGGCGGCGAATGGACTAACAGCAATAATTGGGAAGTTGTAAGTTTAGAATTTGAATAATAGCCAAAAATACAGACATTTTTCAAAAATCCGCAAAAAATGCGGATTTTTTTATTTTTTCTTTGGTAATTCAAAAACACTTTCTATCTTTGCAGTGTCTAAAATTACCGAGGGTGAAAACCCTCAAATATGAAGGGTTATTTTTTTGCCCAATCATAAACTTATTTTACAATCGCACCCCTGTGAGTTGCTGTAATGGCACTCGAAAATTCTCGGTAATTTTAGACAACAGGACAGGCGATTGTTTTATTTTTAATACTTTTTATTATGTCTAAAAAAACCGAATTGAACGCTACGAGCGTTCAAAAAGTCACTGCTAATGCAATGCAGTGTGTTTTCAGCCGGATGGTTCCGGTAGTCAATGTACAGCGTAGCCTGTTCACAACCATCAGCGAAATTGCCGGTACTGCCGGTATGCTTCAATGTAATGTTCATACCGATAAGGTCGAAACTGTGTATAGTTTTTTGTCAGCAGATGGCATTTGCGCCACGCTCCACATCCAAGCCTTGACAGAGAAAGGAGGTGGGTTATGAATGTTAATGGAATTATCCTTACACCGGAAGCGTGTAAAACATTACTTGCACTTCAAGCCGAAGATAATGGATTGTTAAAGTCAAATATCAAAGACTTGACAAACCTCTCAAAGAAAATCGCAATAGAAGCATCGTTTAACAATGGAAATGAAAAAGATGCACTCGCAACAATTGCTTTTTTGTTTTCTATGTGTGATGTGTTTAAATCACTATTTGCACAGGAAGGAGGTATGGAGTGAATGATACATTTAAAAGTTTACTTTGTCATAAGACAGAACATATAAACTATGTAACGAATAATGTTGAAAGAATACATATAGAATATGTCTTATCCTATCAAGAAAACTATCAAACAAGGAAAATTTCAATAAGAAACATACCGCTCGAAGACTTAAAATTAATTTATGAACAAATAGGCTGTATAATTAAAACGAAAAGCGAATAAATTTTTGTATCTTTGAATTTTTAAAAACTACGATTTATGAAAGCAATATTAACAATAATCACATTTATTGGGGCAATCATTCTTATCGCTCTTATTACAATGGCTTGGAATCCGGTAATCTTAATTACTGTATTATTGTTAGCTTTTGTGATTGTCGCTATTTTCAAAGCATTCAAAGATAAATGCTGACAAGCCTGTGCTTCTTTGTCCTTTAAAAGCCGACTTTTGTTGGCTTTTTTTGTGCTTTAAAAGCACGAATTATGGCAAACGATTTTAGAAGAGGCATCAGAATTTACCTTGAAACTTCGGATTTCGGCAAAGGAATTGACGAAATGGCAAAAAAAACCAAAGAGTACGAAAACGAACTCGAAAATTTGGTTAAACAAAGCGATGACTTGACTGCTGCCGGAAAAAACACGGGAACAGAGTGGAATAAACTCCAAAAGCAAATAAAAAATAAAACCGGTCAACTTCAAAAGGCTACCACCGCCGAAGCAAAATACAAACAGCAACTTGGCGAAACAAACAAGGTGCTGAATAATCTTTCCGGTGCAACTCACAACCAACTAATCAAAGTCCGCAATCAACTTCGCAAAGAGATGCGCGATGGTGTTCGCGACAGCAAAGAATACAAAGCTGCAAAGGAACAACTTTTGCGCGTTGAAAAAGAGTTGGCAAAAGCACATCAAGATTTGACTTCTCGAATTGGTTGTCAAAATAATATGTTTGGTAGAGCCTCCGGAACGATAAACAAGTATGCCGGTTTGTTGGGTGCTGCTGCATCTGCTGTTTTTGGTGCTAATTTTGCTTTTCGCAGGCTCGCCGAAGAAGCTGCACGAATGGATGATGTTTATTCGGATGTAATCAAAACAACCGGTATGACACGCGACCAAGTGCTTGAACTCAACGAAGTATTCAAACAAATGGATACGCGCACCGCTCGCGAAGAACTCAATCGACTTGCTTATGATGCCGGTAAACTCGGACTAACAGCACGCGAAGATATTTTAGGTTTTGTTGAAGCCGGTAATCAAATTCGTGTTGCTCTCGGTCAAGAACTCGGCGACGATGCAATTAAAAGTATCGGAAAAATGTCGGGTATCTTCCGCCACTCAACACGCGAACTGCAAGGCTTAAATCTGCGTGATATGATGCTTTCAACGGCTTCTGCCATTAACGAACTCGGAATGAGTTCAACCGCCAACGAACAATATATGGTGCAATTTGCCGGACGACTGGGTGGTGTTGCAAGTCAAGCGAATATCGGTATGGGGTCAATACTTGGCTTTGCATCGACACTCGACCAAAATATGCAGAAAGTAGAAATGGCAGCAACGGCACTTCAAAAATTCATTCTTCGTACAATGTCCGACCCGGCAGAAATGGCGCGAATTGCAGGCTTGGAAGTACGAGAATTTACAGAATTATTGAGCCGAGATACAAACGCAGCAATTCTACAAGTACTCCGCGCACTGAACGAAAAAGGAGGTATTCAGCAATTAATCCCGATATTTGACGAAATGGGCTTATCCGGCGCGCGTGCTGTTGGAGTCTTATCTGCATTGTCAAAAAATGTTGATGAAATAGAAAAACAACAACAAATTGCCAATCGTGCAATGGCGGAAGGAACTTCGGTTACAAACGAGTACAGCATTAAAAATAATAACTTACAGGCGCAACTTGAAAAATCGCGCAAAGAATTTCGCGAAGTTTCGTATGAGCTTGGCAAAAGTTTACTTCCTATACTGCTCAAATCGACAGATGGGATGACTGAATTTCTTCGCATATTAGTTGGAATTCCGAAATGGCTGCTCGAAAATAGAAACTTGATGTTTTCTCTGATAACTGCACTGATTACTTATTATGCGATAACAAAGAGTATTACTGTTGCTGAAAAAGCTCGGATAAAAATTCAAGCAATAAAACGCACAGGATTACAGCTCAAAATTGCGCTGACTAACAAAGCAACTGTCGCCGAAAAGCGTTTGTTAGCTGCGCAACTGAAATCAAATGCCGCGATGCTGAAAAGTCCTTGGGGTATTATTGCTGCTGCAATAGTTTTTGCCATTTCACTTTTAATACGCTGGTTGCGAAAAAAGGTAGAAGTAACACGCGCGCAGGAAATTCACAACGGAATTGTTAACCGACAAAATGAATTGATTAAAGAAAATTCAGCCGGCATTAAACAAAACCGCGCAGAACTGACATCATTAGTAACGGCAATAACAAGAACAAATGACAATACGGAGTTGCGCTCCAACTTGATAGACAAATTAAATCAAAAGTATCCCGAATTTTTAAGAAATATCAGTCGCGAACAAATCACTAATGAATTTCTGTATGCCGCGCTTGCAAACGTAAATCGGCAATATTCGATTCAGCTGAAAAATCGTGCTTTTTTAGCAAAAGCACAGGCGCACGAAGATGCAACGGTTCAAGCGATGCAACGACAAATTGAAATTCGACAAGAGATTGTGAAACTTCACAACACATCAACCGAAAATATGTCGGAGCGTGGGCGCAAAAGACACAACGAGAGAATAAGCCAATTGGAAGCTGAATATACTTTGCTTAATCAGAATATTGATTCATACAAAGCAAAATCGGCAGAATTTAGAGCAGAGGCACAAAAAAACAATTCCCGGTTACAGGCAATGAACACATCTGATTACCATCTTGAACAAATTCGTGTTTGGGAAGAATCAGTTGAAAATTTTCAAAATCGTTGGAAAAATGCGCTTGACAGAGGTAGAGAGGATGAAGCAAAGTTTTACGAGGAACAAGTTAATAAGGTTAAGAGCTTGATTAACTTCCATAAATTAAAACACGCCGAACTGAAAAAGTTAGAAGAGCGCAATAACGACAATGACGGTGGTCCCGCGTTTTCACCCAACGCAGCCGAAGACCCAAACGCCAAACGCCAACAACAGGCAATCGCTAATTTGTTGCGAAATCAGCGCGTACTGCTTGATATTGAGCGACACGCGCACACCTTGCGCTTGAAAGAAAATGAATTGTTTGAGGTTGATATGACGAGCTTAACAGCGGAACAACTGAACAAACGCCTCGAATTGGAAGAACTTCATTATCAAAATCTCGACCGCATTGCGCGCCAAAGTGAAGCAGCACGTTTCAATCAAGCGAAAGTTGATATTGGCGTTTTCACAGATGCTTCGCCCGAAGCGAGCGGACTTACAGGCGACCGGTTGAGAGCTTACGAAATTCTGTACGCACAGCATCAAGCTAACCTCGCAAGCATCGAAGCAGACGGCATCAAACGCCGTACTGATTTTGAACGAAACAACAATAACATTCGTCTGAAAGCCCTATCTGATGCTCGCGATGCTATGCTTCACGCCGAAGATGCGCATCAGCAGGCATTACTCATTTCATTTCAAGAAGGAGTTATCAACCGCACAAAAACACAAGCCGAATTTAACCAACTTTCGGCGGAACTGGAAGCAACCGGTATGGCACGCCGGCTCGAAATTCTTATCTCTTATCGTGATATGCTTCTTGATGTTGAGGGTGAAATGTCAGACGAACAGATAAAAGCGTTGGATGAAGCCAATCGAGCCGTCGAAGTCGCCGAAAGAAGTATTAGAGAACGCAAACTGAACGATGAAATCAAATTCCAAAATGACAGACAGGCAATTATCCAACAATTCGGATTGCAAAACATTGCCGATTTGCACCGTATGGAAATGGATGCATTGCGTGAAGCATACGAACAGAAACTACTTTCGGAAGAGGAATTTCAAAAAGCCAGACGTGCGATTCGGATAAGATATGCACAGGAATACGTGCAAACCGCGCAAGTTTTCACAAATTCGGTTGCCGATGCTGTCGGCTCGATTGAGCAAGCATTAACCGCGAGAATTAGTGCAGAATATGCCGAGCGTTTGTCAGACCTTATCCAACTTCACGAAAGCGGAGTGATTTCACAAGAACAATTTAACGAGCAGAAAGCACAATTAGACTACGAACAGCGCGTTGAGGAGCTCGAAATTCAGAAAAAATATGCTGATGCCAACTTTGCGCTTCAAGTATCACAAATAGTTGCAACAACCGCCGTAGCTGCGATGCAGGCTTTTTCTGCATTGGCAGGAATTCCGATTGTGGGACCGGCTCTCGGCGCAGCAGCTGCTATTGCTGTCGGTGTCACCGGTGCTGCTCAAATTGCAGCTGCCAAAGCGGAGCGGGACCGCGTAAAATCACTGACGATTGAACGCCCCGGAAGTTCGTCATCAGCATCGCCGGAAGTAGCAACTTCACAGCCAACAGGTGCGCGCGTTCCCATCACAACCAACCAAGCCGCCGATGGTCGGTGGGATGTAATCGGTGCGCAAGATGGACGAACTTATCGGAATGTTCCGTATCGCGGTGTGATGCGCACCGGTATCGTAGCAACTCCAACGCTGGTCGGCGAGCGCGGAAGCGAGGTTGTAATTGACCATCCAACACTGCGAAATTTACAAATGAATGCTCCCGGCGTGATTGACACAATTATGCGCCATCGTGTAGAGCAACGCGCTAACGGAAACTACACGCCAATCAGCAACACTTCGGGCGGACAATCAGCTGTTGATTTTGCAGGAATTGACCAAGCAACGATTGAAAAACTGATTGAAACGCTTGAAAAGAATGAATATTTGCTCGACCGATTGGCGAATAGTCCGCTAATGGCTTATGTTGTTTTGAGCCAATTAGAAGCAAAACAGAATTTGAGAAATAAATCCAAACAAAGAGGAAGTTTGAGATGAGATTAATTACGACAAAAGGCGAATTTGAATTGTCGGCAGATTTTTCGGCAGAATATATGCGAAACAACGTATTGCTTTCGGATACAGGCGAGCAAACCGTTCCGGTAACAATTCCGGCAACATCGCACAATCTTTTTTTGCTGAATTACAGCAACCGAATGGATGCGCTGTACAAACCGCTTACCGAATTAGAAGTTCAGTTTATTGATGGTATGATTGTTTTTTTGTGCAACTTGGTTGTGAATGATATTGACTTGGACGATGGTATAAATATTACGCTGTATATGGATACAGGCGGATTTTACAGCCGAATTGCCCGAACAAATTTGGCTGATATAACTTGTTGGCAGGAAATTAGTCCAAACAATGGAAGTTTGGAAGCAAATGTAGATGAACTGATTGAAATGCTGCGTGAACAATACGTTTCGCGTAATCGGTCGGATATTTTCCACATTGCACCGGTACTTACCGACCATGATTATACATTGAGATATTTTCCAACCGGCTGGTCTATGGAAATTGAAGAAGTAACACGTAAGTTAGTTCTAAACGGATTATTAAATTTAAGCATAAATCCGGTAGGTTTTATACCTCATGACCACAACTCTATATATGACAGATTTGAAGGAGATATTCCGCAAGTCCACATTGAATCCGGAATGCCAGTCAGTATCGGAAAAGGTTATGGCATGACACCATTTGTAAAATTAGAATATGTTATTGACACTATTTTTGAAGTTTACGGATTTCAATATGATGGTCAAAGCATACTGAAAGAGGTAGATATACGCAATATTTGCATTTTGAATAATGTTGCCGATGCAATTTATGTCGGCGTTCTCAAAATCCGCGATTTGCTTCCGGATATGAGCGTAAAAGAGTTTTTAGAAGAAATCGGAAAAATACTCGGCGGACGATTTGTTGTTGATTTCACTAAACAGACAGCCGCTTTTATGTTTATTGATAATATGTTAAGTCTGCCGGCTGATATGGACATTACACCATACCTCGCCGAAAATCCAAAAATGAGTATGCCGGAGTTCAAGCAGTTAATTTTATCAACCGAAGATGAAGCACAGGCACAAATTCAAGACGATTCTTTGCATATAAAAGAATTGCAGTTGTCGCTAAGGAAAATGACACATTTCATACAGCCTTTCCCATTCGTTTGGGATTGGTATATAGATTCGCTTTTCATATCGTTTAATATTGGTAATGTTATACACAAATATTCTGTTGTGGAAACAGACGAAGGCGACATCAAAGAAAGGCGTGAAAGAGGTGTGAATAAACTAATGTTAGCCGATTTTCCATACAAAGCAAAACCCACTCGTTTCAATGCCAATTTTGATGAATATGGATATTTTATGTATTACGGCTGTGATTATTTTTTCAGCAAAGAATTGGCAGAAAAACCAAGTCCGCAACTGCCGATACTTCCGCCACACCATGAAATAGAAAGTGTTTATTCTACCTTTACAGACCTTGATATTGCGATAGAAAGATACATTCCATACGCCGAATTTTTAAAAACAAGCAATATACCTGTTGTCGCAAAAATGCACTTTCCGCTTCCGATATTGCATCAGATAAACCAGCACACGCCCAAATTATTGCACGGACAACAAGTGTTAATCGAACAAATTAACAGCATAATCGGCGACAACGAAGCCGCGCAAGAAGTTGCGTTCAGAACATTGCGCGAATACAAGGATAGATAAAAATTTGTCCTTTGGGAAATTTTCCTGCCGATTTATTTTTGCGTATGATTTTGAGAACAGAAAAAAATATTGCAGTCGCTGCGCCCGAATTTAAAGATACAAGTTCGATTTTGGAAAAATTTCGTGCGTGGAGTAAAACGGAAGGCGTTAATGTTTTTCAGTTTTTGACAACGCCTTCTGCCGAGCGCAGCGCACTTCTCAAAACGTTGGGAAAGGAAGTAAAAATAGAGTACAATCAATATGCAAGGCAATTTTTTTGATTATGGCACTCAGGATTACCACAATGACAAGATTTATGGCTCGCAATCCGGTAACAATCCGAATTTCGAGACTTCCGGCAGAAAACGAGCCGGAATTTGTATTGGTAACGTATGCTGTTTTTCAATCGCCTAATTTGCAAGAGCCGATTTTTTCAGGACAAATCAGTATGAAAGTTGGAAGTATTGAAATGGATTTGTCGTTTTTATGTTCCGACTTGCACGAAGCAGCAGAAAGAAAATCGTACATCATTCGCGCTTCATCAGATTGGCATCAGGAAGTAATGGGAGTGATTGACGTTTATGGAGGCGGAATCAGCAAGGCATTTCAACGGTTTTTGAAAGCAAAACAAAGCGATATTTTCAGTTGGAAGTTAAAAAATTCGGAAGTAAATTTTTTCTTGACAACACGCACAAACTCGAATGTAGTTTTTATTCCCGAAAATGAATTATTGCCTTTGGCGTATTATTCGGAGCGAATGAATTTTGAAATTGGTATTGCCGGCGAAGTGGTGTTTACAGAAAACGGAATGATTCCAAGCAGCAGAGCGGTTTATTTTTCGCCTTCCGATTACAGAAAAAAACATTTCGATTCCGGGAAAGGAATTCCGTCAGTTTTCGATGTGTATGGCAACGGCGGAAACATTTCAACCTGTATAATCGTGATAACCGAAGCGCGTCCGACTGATTTTTACATTGATTTCAAAAATACGTTTGGAGTGATTGAACGAATAGCACTGTACGGAGTAATTGAATTCACTCCCGAATTTACGGAAAAAGATGATATAACTGCGTATGATACAGTTATTGAGGATTTTTCGAGGTATCCACGCCGAAAGGAATATGTGTCGAAATACACAGTCGAAGTAGGATACAAGACACGCGATGAACGAATATTTTTGCTTGATATGCTCGCAAGCCGCGAATGCAAATTTGTTGCCAATGGTAGAAGTTACGGCGCAAAAGTGAGTGCAAGCTCGCCACTTTTGGAAAGCACAGACGGCAAACCGATTAATGTGGAACTGACTATCGAATTGCTCGATGTAGAAAATTCGTTCAATCCGAACGATTATGAAAAAGTAGAATTTATTCCCGAAAACGCACTGACAGACAATTTTGGTAATATTTTAACAGATAATGACGGTAATATTTTAGTTTCAATATGA